TTGCTGGTGCCGCTCACCGTCTTCAGCTCTGCCTTGATCAGGTCAATCACGTGGATGGGACGGTGTTTGTGCATGATGCTGCTGCCGCGCTCACGCAGGTCACCCACGTCGATCATCACCGGTCCAGACTCAGTCTGGATGAAAGCGGTCTCGCTGAACTCGGGCACACCCAGTCCGAGCTTCTCTGTCTCCTTCGCGATCGCTTCCCAGGCTTCCCGCACACCGGGGTCGTCCATGCGCTTGACCTTGGAGCCTTCCACATGGTCGCGCACGATCACCTGATGCTCTTTGTCGAAGCTGTGGAACTTGGGCAGGTGCTTCCCGGCCGGCGTGCCTTGGAGCCCCTCGAGAGCTGCCGCCTCTTTGTCCAGACTCTTCTTCGACCCGGGTCGTGGTCGATGGACCTTGAACGCCTTCCCGCTCTTGTCGGTGAAGATGATGCCTTCCATGCCCGCGCCCACGAACTTCATGGAGGCTGGATCGGCTCCTGCTGCCGCTGCCTTGTGAGCTGCCTCCACCATCTGCTTCCGGGACGCGTTCTCAGCCTTGAACTCGGGCACACCTTCACGCCAGGGGATGGTGTGCTCGGGGTCAGCCCACTTGCCACCACGCTTGCCGATGTATGGACCCACGGGCTTGGTCTTGAAGCCCAAGAACTTCTCGAGCTTGTCTTCCTCGAGGGGGATGGTGAACGCGAGACGGTCGGTACTTTCTTCTGCAAATGACTTACGAAGCTGAACATCGGCGGCGCGCAATGCCTGTCGGAGCTGTTCGCGTGTCCACGGGGGGACTGCTGCTGGGCCTTTGTTCACGTAGGTCATGAACGCTTCGGCGAACAATTCAGCCGGGTTCGTTTCAGCGTAACCCGACACATACTCTCGGTTGGCTGTCTCGCCTGGCTCCAGCAGCTCCTTCATCTTCTTTCGCAGAGCCTCAGGGGTACGTGCACTCATCGGCATATGCTTCGACAGATGAACAAACACCCCACTCAGCTCGCTGGTGTCGGCAGCGGCTGCTGCCTGCACCTTCTCCCAATCCCAAACTTCGCCGGTGCCCGCCAGCGTGTACGTGTGCTTGCTCGCAAATTTGTCGACAAACTCGTCAATGTGCGCCGGTGTGATCGGAATACGACCGGCTTCCATGGTCCGCTCCCACTCAGCTCGACCTCGATTGCCAAGCATCCGGTAGTAGACCCGGTGACCGATCTCGTGAATCAACGATTCCTGATTTGACTCCTCCCAACCGAGCGGGAACAGGCGCAGCGAATCCTTCGTGTGCGCGTACCACCCGCCGACCAAAGTGCTCGGGTGATCACCCTCGTCAACGTAGTGCGCAACCGTGGCCGGCTTCTCGTTGTGCAAGTGGACGGTCAGACCCCTGATTGCTCCCTCTAGACCCAAGTCTTTGAGTCGCGAAATGGCTCGATGGACCTCCCGCAGAAACTTGGTGGTGCGCTGCTCGCCAGATTCATCCATTGCCTCACCGTGGACAACGAATTGAACCCCGCCAGTATGGAAACGCCGCTGAGGTGTTGTATCAATCTCACCGCCACGATCGGCAATGAATCGGTCGGCTGCTTTGAGAAAGTCGCGCACCTTCGCTTGGTACGACTTGAGTACGCTCTTCTTTGCGCGGTCGACAGCTGTCGCGCTCGGTGTATGTGCATCAATCGTGGGGTCATAGCTCTCGGCAAACAACTTATACAAATCGTCAGTCAACCGAAAGGACGCCTCACGCAGCGTCTGCATCACATAGTCGTCACCCTCACCGGCTGTGGATGTGCCCGCGTCTGGTAACACCCCCAGGTGACGCTGCGACCACACTTGCAGGGTGTTCGAGAATTTATTGAACGCTGCGCGCGCTTCCTCGAAATCTTTGTTGAACGCCGCGACCTTCTCGGGGTCCTGGGTGTCGGCGAACGTCTCGGGGACACGAATCGCGCGATAGAGCTTGGCGAGCACGCGCATGTCTTTTTGGATCTGCTTGACTGCCGCTGCCGTCACCTTCGGCGCGAAGATGTCTTCTTTGGTGTAGACACGCTTGCCCTTGCTGTCCTGCGATACGCGGTAGCCTCCCTCGGTGACACCACCAATCGGGGTCACCCCTCCCTTCTCCAACGGAATCACCAACGCCGGTCCAGACTTTTTCATCATCTCACCCGTATGCTTCTCACTCGAGGCTGCCCAGCGCTTGAAGTGGTCCATAGGCATGGGAGTCATCGTCACGTAGAAGTCTGGACGATTGAAGTGATCCCGGTAGAGCAGCTTGGCCACTGCCTCATTGCTGCACCCGAGCATGACCTTGTCCTCATCGTACTTGCCGGTGAAGGGGTCTTGCTGGTGGATGACGTATGCGTGGGTCGCGTTGGGGTCGGGCCCGAGGAAGACGTCGATCTCGTCCTCGTCCGCACCCGTCGTGCGCTTCATATAGCCGTAGGCCACGCGCATCACAGTCTCGCCCTGGTTGCCGAGCGCATCGGTCCACTTGCGCACGCTGCCGATGTCGTTCTCTATCGCGATCGGGATGCCCTGAAATTGCGTGTGCCCGTGCAGCTTGAACGCTTTTTGCAGATCGTCTTCTGCCTGGACTGCCAGCTCAATGTCTTCTTCGCTGTCGTACTGCACACCGTACTTGCCACCAGGGACGAGCTGCCCTTCTTCGTTGAAGCCCCACCCATCAGGGACGTGAACCAGCTGGCACTGGCAATGTGGATGCGTCGAGCCAACCACGGCTTGCCAGTCGTCGGCTTTCTTTCCGAAGTTGGTTCCGTTGTCCTCAAGGGTAGATAGTTTGAAGATGCGCGGTTGCCCGTCGGGTCCAATGTGTAGACGCACACAGTGCTTGCATGCGTTTGGCTGAATCCGTTTGAAGACTCGAGCCTCGCCACCGTGCAGTCGTAGGATACGGTCCGCGTGCCCCCTCTGCATCGCGTTATGCTTCTCAGTGACAGCGATTCGGTCCCAGTCCCTGGCCCAATCATTCGTTGCCCATCCCAGTCTGGACTTCAGTTGCTTCACCGTCTCCCGGCGAGCAATGTTCAACGCGGTCTGTGTCTGGATCTCATCGCGCATGCGCGCACGCAGGTCCGCGTCCTCCTCAATCAGCACCTCACCCGTTGCGTTGGAGATGGTGTTGCCGAGCCCTACCGCGTACTGAGCTGCTTTCATCTGCGCCATCTTGATGGCTTGCCTCTCGACCTCACCGAGCGGTACCGGGTTCTTCTTCAAGTAGTTCTTGAACTCGGCATAGCTCATGTTCTTGGTCGATGGGCTGTCGAGTGCCGCCAGCACCTGCCCGTACAGGTAAGCGTCCTCGATACTGGTCGCCTGTTGCTTGATGAGCCCCATGTCCGAGAGCCGCTGCAGCGCCTCGGGCGGCACCGAGTCTGGACTGATGGTGTTCACCACAAACGCTGTGTGGTGGTCGGCTATGATCTGCCGAATCTCTTGGAGCTGTGCCTCAGTCAGCAGCATCGTCTACCTTGATCCCGCGCGCAGGAGTTGCCCGGTAAAGATGCCGGGGAGAACGAATCACGATGACGCGCACCACATCGTCACCGTCCATGTGCGTGTCGAGAGTCACATGAGCAGGTGCCACTTCCAGCACAATGTCCCCCGCCTCAAAACGCACCTTGACGTGGCTTTGCTCAACCATCGCCGCTCCCATGAGTCGAGCGCCAAAGAGTCAGCATCTTCTTCTCGAGAGCCCACCACTCTTTCGCCTCGTGTTTGTAGTCACGGTATCTGCCCGTCCGCTGACGGACCATGTGGAGCAGCTCATGGAAGAACGCAGTCTTCTCCACCGAGCCACGCCACCATACGAACATCCCCGTTCCAGACTGCATCCCCGCAGCCCGCCACCTCGGGCCCTTCGTGAACTCAATGCGGATGGCAGAACACATCGCGTCCAGGACCTTGTTGGCCCCCTCACGATCCAGGTCAATGAGCGCTGGGTCGAAATGACGGCAGAAGAATTCCAGCCATTGCACAACAGCCGGGCCTGTGATGTCTGGAATGCCGTTGGTCCAGACTCTTCCCCCGTTGGCCAGCACGATGTCTGGAATCGCAGTGTACCGCTGCACCATGACAGCCACCGAGGAAATCCAGAACGCCCCCGCAGTGCTGAAGAGCACCACGTAGCCACCGGTGCCGACGTCCTGCGGCGTGCACAGGACAACGACCACGAGCACCGTGTAGACCAACGGCAGCCCAATGAACATCACGATGTCCTGCCATGGGAGCCAACGCATCCTATTGCTCCGGCTCTTCCTCATCGGCATCGGCCTTCTGTACAAATTTGAAGTCTGACTGTTTCTCGGGAACCAGAGACACCTGCGGTCGAGTCCACTCCGCAGTGATGTCCATTCCCCCGCAGAGACAACAACGATTGGCTTGGCTGGTCAGCGTGAAGAATTCGAAGTCACACCGTGCGCAGGTGTACTTCACGAGACCGTGCTCCACCATCACGGTCTCGTTCCCGTCGCTGTCCTTGAGCTTCAGGTAATGGTGATTCTGAGCGTACTCAAACGCTGTGACGTCACCTGCGATGTTTGATTCGATGATGCGCACCCCGTTACTCCTAACGCCTAAGGAAACGTCTTGCAGACAGGTCATTGCTTCTCCCGTACTGGTGTCCGCGCCATCGCAGGCGCGCCCTTCTCCAACACTCGCCCTATGTCCTTCACCATGCGGTCGAGCACCTTCCGGTATTCAGCTCGAGTCTTGTCGTGAAGCTCCCGCATCGCCTTGTCGTGGAGCTTCACCTTGGGTTTGGGGAGAGCCTTTTCCAGACTCTTGGCCAAGTCCGGCCGATGCTCACGGATGGCGTTGATCAACGCCTTGGTCAGGTCTTCGCCCTTCTCAGCGAACTCCTCGGGCGTACCCTCGATGTGGAGCTTCACGAGTCACCTCCTAGTCGCCCCACATGACGTAAACGCCGGTGAGGACCGTGTCCGCGCTCTCGTTCTCCAGCTCCACCTGGGTGATGTCGGACTCAATGAAGAACTTGGCGGTCCCATTCTGGGCGCGCAGGTCGATGGAGTTGCTCGAGCCGTTGAGCCGCAGCTTCGCATCGGCACTCACCTCGAGGTACATCCCCTTGACGCTGGTGAGGTCACCGAGAGACAGAGTGTCTGTACTCGAGACCGCCACGCTGATCACCTGGTTAATGCTCTTGCTGAACGTGTCGATCACCACCGTGCTCGGGGTGGTGTCACGCCAGAACAGCCTCTTGGTGCCGTCTGTGTCCTCGGACAACTGAAGCTGGACAATGTGCTTGACTCGAATGGACATGGCTCCCTCACAGCTCGATTTCGTAGGTCATGCTCTTGGCTGCTTCACCCGCCTCAGCCGGCTCCGGTGGTCCTGCTGGTTTCCCTCCAGCCTCTTTCCCCGGCTCACCCTCACCCGCCAAAAGCTTCTCAAAGTCGATGTCACCAAAGTCCAGGTCTCCCTCTCCCTCTCCCTCGCCGCCACCCTCTTCACCGAAACCACCCGCTCCCTGCTGAGCCATCTGCTCTTCCTGCTGCTTCTGACTGCGGGCCTGGATGAATGTGGGATCCAAAAGGATGGTGCCTTCACCGTTGGGCAGGGGAGGCAGGTTGTCCTCGGCGCGCAACTCATCGATGGTCATGGTCGTCTTGACCCGCATCTGGTTGCGCTTGGCGATGTCCTCATGCGTGTCCGCATCCAGACCCACAAAGGCAAACTCGAAGTCCTCGTTGAGCGGCCAGATGAGCTGACGGTTGACTGCGTTCGAGATGAACCTGAGCAGTGGGCGCAAGCCCCGCTCTCTCGACTCTGTGATCTTCTCCTTGTTGCTCGCCTCGTTGAGCGATGACTTCTGCCCCTGGTTGCCGTACTGGAAATTCACCTCGATCGGATTCATGGAGTACATGGAGCAGACCACCTTGATGAGGAAGTCCATCCACGCGTTGAATTCCATGTCGCGGTTGGTGTTCTGCATGTTGACCCACTGCAGCTCTTCCGCGTTGGTGACCGGGGTCCTCCATGCGTTGTGCACTCCAGACAAAAGTTGGTACCACATGCGCCGGAACTGACGCAGCTGATTGTCTGGAATGGCGCCCTTGAAGTTGATGATGCCTTTGGCTGCCGAGCCTTGGGAGAAGAAGCGGCTGTTGTACTGCCATGCCCACAGCAACGAGGTCACTGCAGGGATGAGCATCTCCAGCTCACTGACACCGTAGCCGTAGAGCTTGATGTCCGTCCTTGGGTTGCGCACGCCGAAGAACAGCTCATCGTTGGTGTACTCAGCGATGACCATGCCGTCGTAGATCTGAACGTACCGCGTCGCGTCCGTCAGGTCCTCGTCCATGTACGTCGTGGCTGTGTCCGCAAGACGAATGGATGCACCGTCGACTGCGTAGAACTCCGCAGGCTGCCCTTTCTTGTTGGGCACCGTCTCGAAGGTGAGCTGATCGTAGACCAACGAGTCCCAAGCGACCTTGCGCAGGAACGTCTCGAAGTCATCACGCCCGCGCGGATTGTCTGTAACGCCCGTGCGCATCAACCAAGACTGAGCCTGATTGATGAACTTGTCCTCCGCAGGAGTTGGTTCTTTCTTGTCCTTGGCGTCCCGCTTTCTGATACGGAAGCCCAGCTGGTAGCGGTCCGCCGCAGGGGTCGCGAACGACGCCACCTGATTCACACGAGTCTGGATCACAGCCTGGACGATGGGGAGCTTCCACACCATCGCTTTGAGCGTGCCGTAGGTGATGAGGCTCGGACGGTCCTTGTAGCCCAGCTGCTCAATGATCGCGAAAGGGTCCCAGAAGAGCGACTTGGGATCGCCTCCAGCCTTTTCCGTGACCATGGGAGCGTTGTCCGCGTCGTCCTCATTGGCACCGCCCGGAGCGCGGTCCTGACCTTCATCACCGGTGTCAGACACCATTTCCTTGCGCTGTGCTTTTACAAGCCCGCGCTCCGGGACGTAACTGTGCCCCAGCTCCACGAGTGCGTCGCGAATGCTCACTGGACTACTCCTCTTCCGAGGTCACTCCGTTGGGCAGCACCAGGTCCGCCTCTTGCCGAGGGGGTCGGAGTCCTGGCGCGTCGGTGCTCTTCTCAATGACCATGTGACCACCCAGGGACGCGCTCCCCGGCATGGCTCCACGGTGCTGCACGACACCGTCACCGCAATGCGGGCACGCAGTCAAGGCTGCACTGAATCCAGACTCGCAGCTCTTGCACATGACACCCTGCTCAATGAGAGGGGCCTTGCGCGCCACCGCAGGAGACGGACCATCGTAGAAGTTGCCACCCTTGGCCAACTCCGCAGCTTCCTCATCCACGCTGTGCGACAGGTGCGTGTAGGGTCTCGGCGCTCCACCAATGGTGAGGTCCGGCTCACCCTTGCGGAGTCTGGACACCAGCACCGCCCGCTCGTGACTGGTCATGTCCCGCTGAGCCGCAGGGTCGATACTCTTGCGGGTGGTCTCAATGGGCTTCTTGTGCGGCTTCATCTGGTCTTCGTCTTCCGCATCGTCTGCAGAGAACTTGCCCTTGCCGGTGGTGGCACCCATCACGCCACCCTGACCATCGGTGCCCGGGGTCGCCTTCGAGGTGTTGGTGCCGGAGGTCTTGCCAGTCCCCTCGAGCCCGCCACCGTCCTGGGAACCACCGTCGACAACCATCGACTTCGGTGCTCCCATCTTCGGCTCATGCGTCGGCATGGCGCAGCCTGCCTTCTCCAGATACTCACCCAGCTCCTCGATTCCAGACATGCTCTTCTCCGTTTCCGGGGGACCGTACACCCCCCGGGGTTGGTTCAGCTCATAAGCGTATGCCGAATCCGTAATGCCATTGGACTGTTTGTAGGTCACGCGCGGGTACGGATCGGAGGAGGTGGCTGGTTTCAGCTCGGTGACCTCCACGTCGTAGCCTGCGAATTTCGCTTTCATCCCGGGCTTGATCTCTTTGCCGTCCCAAGTCGTGTGGCTCTTGCCATCAGTTTTGGCTCCAGACTCTTTGCCGCCACCAAGAGCCGATGAGATCTTGTCCAAGACTTCCTTCGGCGCCTTGTCCTTGGCGGCTGGGGTGCTGATGGCAGCTTTGAGGTCGGAGCGCTCACCCTCGGTCAGGCTGTCGATGTACGCAGGCAATGCGCCAACGTTGGACTCCTTCAACGCAGAGACAGCACCCGCCACCAGCTCGGACTTCTTCTTGCCACCTTCGCTCTTGGGGTACTTCCCGGCCATCTGCTTCTTCCCGGCGGCAGTCATGGCCTCCTTCGCTTCCTTCGAGTCGGGCTTGACGTACTGGACCTTTCCAGACTTCGTCTTGATCTTCATGTAGCCCTTGGGAGTGATGCCCCCGATAGGAGTCTCACCCTTCTCCAGGTAGTCCTCAAGGATGTCGATTGCTTCGCTCATGCTCTTCTCCGTCTTCACACCAAACATGGTTGTCTGCCCATGTTCCTCGGCGACCTTCATCGCCGATGGCGGCTCGACTTCCATCCCGGCTACTTCTTTGAGTAGGTTCTCAGCCTTTTGCTTGTCCATCTTCTGCTGACCACGGAGAAGACCCAACGCCGTCTTGGTCTTCTCCGCCATCTCTTGGTGGTGAGCAGCCTTCCCCTCGTCACCGGTGCCCTTGTAGATGTGCGCCAGCTCTCGGTGGGCCTGGGCTGCATCCGACACCGCTGCAGCAATCCCCATGGAGCTGCGCTTCCCACTGAAGTACTCGCCGATGGCGTCCGAAGCCGCATTGATCTTGTTGTTGCGGTACTTGATCTTCTGGTTCGTGGCTGACGTCGCTTCTTTCTTCTTCGTCTTGTCGCTCTTGCCCATGTTGGAGACGATCTCGCGGGCCTTGTCCACCGCGTCGCGGATGTCACGGGCCTTGTTGAGATGAGCATGCGTCCAAGGCTCGCGCCCCTTCACCGGGGTCGAGCGCCTCCGGTCTGCCTCCACACGCCCCACCATCGTCTTCGCCACGCTGCGCGCGCTCTTCAGCTGAGAGCGTAGCTCGGTGAGGACCTTGCCCTTCATCCCCTTCTGGTTCTTGGCGATCCGGATGAGCTGGTTGAGAGCCTTCACCACCGAGTCACCATTCTGTTTCTCGATAGCCAGGTCCAACATCTGCGCAGTCGTTTCCAGACTCGCGCTCTGCTCACCCTCTTTCTTCTGCCCTTCTTGCGACTCACCCGGCTTGACGTACTGATAACCACCCTTTCCGTCCGGGACCTTTTTGTAGCCGCCTGGGGTCATCCCGCCCGCTGGGGTCACCCCCTTCTCGAGGTAGTCCTCGAGCGCGTCCAGACTGTCGATGCTCTTCTTGATGCCCCTCTTGCCCAGCTCGCTGCTGATTGCTTTGAGTCGTGCCTGGAGCATCTTGGCATCGTCGGGATTGTCCTCGAGCCTCGCCTTGATGTCCTTGAATGTAGACTTCAGCTCCGACGTGCTGGTCTCTTCCAGACTCTCGCCTGGCTTGCCATCATCCATTCCACCCTCCGACTTCTTGGCTTTGCCAGGTGCTGGCAGATGCCCGCCGATTGCTCCAAAGTACTTCCGTTGCTGCTCGGTGATGGGCTTTCCATGCACCTCACCGTCATGGAGGATCTGGCGAGCCTTCTCGGGAGAGATGTCTCCAGCCTTTTCCATCCAATCGTCCAGACCTCCGAGTCCAGACTTCTGGATCGTCTTCGCGCCTTCCTCTGTGAGGTACTGACCCTGGCGTTTGAAGCCCCGCCCATCCCACTTGTAGATGAGCTTCTTCCCCGAGAACTTGGGACCGATGTCTGGACCACCAGGTGCGAGTCCGATCGTCACCGTCTTCGCGGTCTTGCTCGTCACCACGAAGTTGCCCCCGATCTTCTGACCAACCTTCACAGTGTCTGGAGTGATCGCGCCTTTGTAGGGCTGGTCTGGAGGTGAGTAGGTCTCAGCCCACTGAGTGAAGTAGGTTTCGTTGGTCGAGAAGTTGCCGCTGCTCAGAGAACCGAGATGCTTGTAACCCATCTCTTTGAGCTTGGCTGCGTCCTCGGGGCCAAACTCAATGCCGACACCCTCCATGCTCAGTGGAGTCACGCCCACGCTCTCAGCAGCTGCTATGATCTTCGTCTCCTTCGCAGCTTGCCGCTCGGCTGCAGCCGCCTCCGCAGGAGACATCTCACTCTCGACCTCACTCTCGCTCTCATCTACAACGTCCTTCACCAACCAACCCAGAGCTTTTGAGCGAAGGCTCACGTCGGTTTTGTCGGCGTGCATCTCAACCACTTCGTCACCCGTCTTGGTAACGAATGTCACCCGCAGGTTCTTTTGCTTGCCAGCTCCTGCGCTCGAATCAGTCGACGTGTAGGGCTTCGCCGTCTTCAGCTCTGCACCCGCCTCGACGTAGTAGAACGAACCCATCGGCTCGCCCGTGTCCGGGTCGTTACCGATCTCGTGCACCTTGGTGACGTGGAATCCAGCCTTGGCCACACCCTTGGCGCTCGCGTCCGTCGCCTGGATGATGTGGCCTTGCTTGTGAGGCTGCGAGTAGACCACGTTGTTGGCTGACTCCTCAATGAGAGCCGCTGCGCCCTTCTCCGCGTAGGTCTTCTTCTGGCCCTCGGAAGGTTTGCCCGCATGCATACCCACTGGCTTGTTGGGTCTTCCAGACTTTCCTTCGGTGAGGTAGAGCGGCTTGCCCTTGCTGTCGTAGCCGATGATCTTGCCGCCCTTCTTCCCGATGCCGATCACCTGAGGCGACTTGGGAGGCTTGCCGCCGCTGCCCGGGGCTTTCGCCTTCACCAGATCGTTGAGTGCCTCGAGTCCCTCCAGACTTTTCTTCGCGACCATCCCATGCCCCCGCGCAGCTGCGGATTGAATCTCTTTCTCGGTGAGGTACTTCTTCTTGCCGCCGACCATGATGTACTTGCCACCATCAGGGCCAGTCTGGATGGGCGGGCCTGCAGGGTCCGGTACCCCCTTCGGCTTGCGCTCCTCCTCACGCTCCTTTGCGATCTTCGCCCGCTGCTCCGGGGTGAGCATGAACTTCTCCATGTCCTCACCCTTCGACAGACCACCACCCTCGTCACCGTCGATGTCGTCGGTGTCAGAGTCTGGAACGGGAACGCGGTTCGCCTCGTTGCTCGTCTCGTGCTCGAGCTTCTTCCGACGGGCGGCTGCAGCGATGCCCTTCTCTGCCTTTCCAGACTTCGAGATGAGCATGCCGTTGTCGTCGATGATGTCGCTGAAGTCTGTGGTCGTGTCAGCCATTGTTGGTTCCCTTGTAGAGCTTCCCCCGTTTGTACTGGAGCTGCCCGCCGCTGGTTCTCTCTTTTAGCATGGCGCCGACTTTCTTCGCACCATACTTCTTCACCAAAGGCTGGAGTGACTTCAGGCTGCATCCATCCTTGCCGCCCGCCTCCACTGCCTTCGTGACGCACTTGTCGATGTAGCTGCGCTCGGCATCCTCTCCAGACACATGAGCGCCCTTCGATTTCTTGTAGCTGTCCTCATCGTAGAAGTAGCGATGCCTCGGCTTTCCAGACTTCGAGGTGTAGCTGGTGCGCTTGAAGTACTTCCCGCCTTTGGGGTCAGCCTTCTCCAGACTCTTCTCGCCACTCGAGAGTTTGTCCAACACCTTGGACTGCTCATCAGGACTCAGCTTGAACCAGTCCCTGCGGCTGATTCCAAACTTCTCCTCAATCTGGCGGAACACCTGCGTGCGCTTCTGTCCCTCTTGCATCGCCAGCTTCGCGCGCTGCTCTCCCTCAGATGGTGGTGGCTTGGTCCCACCAGTGCGCACGTCCTTCCTCGAGCCCTTCTTCCGCTTCACGCCCTTCTTCCGGTAGACCTTCTTCCCTCCAACGACGTCGTACTCACCACCCTTCGGGCCTGTCGCCTTCTCCAGACTCTTCTCGATCGTCTTGAGCTTGCGATAGTAGGCGGGGTCTTCGGCCAGGTGGTCCATGGCGATCTCACGCGCCGTGGTCCGGTCGTTGGTGTGCTCCATCTCAACCTTGATGCCCGCCCTGAGAGCCTCGGGGTCAAAGTCGCTCGGCTTCTTCTTGTCAGCGAGTCCGCCGGGCATCCGGTCCTTGTGCGCCTTCAGCAGCTCATCCGGGGTGACGATCTCAACCACGCTCTTGCGGATCCGGTCCTTGAAGTAGCCCAGGCTCCGCTGGAACATCACCTGGCGCTTCTCATGCGGGAGTCTGGACTCCTGCATCTTCTCGAACAACGCCTTGCGCATGGTCAGCTCATTGGTGCTGTTGTGAAGCATGTCGTTGAGCCAGGCACTCCAGACTTGCTCCTGCTGCTGGTTGAACCCGAGCCCATCGACAATCTTCTCCACACGCATCGTCGGCGTGGTGAACATCATCTCTGCCGTCACCGTCTTCGGTGGGTGCTTCCCCATCATCGCAATCAACCGCCGCGACTCCTGCGCCACGTTGGGCATCTGCCCACCAATGCGGTTGCGGCTGAACTGTGGAGGGATGATGAATGCCTTGATCATGCGCTTGGTCATCGTTCTCTACCTCACTCGGTGCTGAGCTGGGTGGGGTTTCCTCAGACACCCAGGAGAGCGAACCACCCGAAATGCCTGATTCCACCCCATAAATGGTCTCTATTCCCAGCCCAAGCCGATTCCCATCGGCAACGGTGCTCCGTGAAACTCACTGTCGATGAGGCTAACCGTTCCAGACTTTTTGTTTCCGTCTCCTGACTGTTCCTGCTCTGCGTTGGCTACCAGCTCATCCGCTGTCTCCCCCGTCAGCTCAGCCATGAGACGCTCGTAATCTTCTTTGCTTCCAGACTCTTCTTCCTCACCAAAGCTGAATGAGAAGCCACCCTGCCTGATCGCCTGGTCGCAGATCCAACACGCCATCACCGTGTCGTCATGACCACCCACTGACTGCAGCTTCCCCTCCTGCCAAGTGAAGCTCCTCATCTCATTGATCCAAATGTCTGTAAGCTCCACACTTCGAGCATCACCCCTCGGGATTCTGAACTTCTGGTTCTCGAGAAGCACCCTCAGGCTTGGGACACCCTTTTCCAGACTGTGCTTCTCCACCCCTGTGGTGTATTGCTTGATCGGCAGGTCGGTCGTTCTGATCAGCTCATCCCCAAAGATGCGCTGCGCTTGATTCGCCTCGAGGAACACCAACCCCGGGCTGTACTTCCTGGCTACCGAGTTGATGAGACTGAGCTGCTCCTGGTACGGCATGCCCTTGTGCCGATGCATGTCCATCAACCACCGGCGTCCGAATTTGTCTGTACCCATGACCCACACAACCGTGTAGTCCGCTTCCACCGAGCTTGAGAGCGCAAAGTCCGCTCCCATGTACGCAGACACTCCAAGCTCGTCCCAGTAGCTCTTGGGCATGCCCAGCGTCATTGCATACTGCTCAGTCGGCTCTCCCTTGAACAGGTACCCTGGGAACAACGACATGTCATCGGCCACCGGCTCGCACATGAACTCGCGGGTGAACCGAATGTTCCCAATCTCCTTTTGCTTGAACTTGAGTCTGGACTCATCGTATCGGTCAGGCCACAGCGCTGACCCGTCTTTCTTCAGCGCTTGGTATTGTCTGTACTCGTACTGCGGATTCTCTTTCAGCTCCCCGTACAGGTCTTCCTGATGGAACGGGGTGCCCACCACCACGATCTGACCACCCGGGACAACCATGTTCGAAATGGCTGTAAAGAAGTAGTCGTTCTGTTTCCGGCGGACGGTCTCTGAGTAGGCGGTCTCATCGTTGATACCGTCATCGACCACGATCCAGTTGGGGTGAGCACCACGGACCTTGGTCCCAAAGCCTCGAGCAAAGATGCGGTGCCCGTTGGCGAGGCGGATGTGCGAGCTGCTCCACTTGTGGGTCCCTTTCCATTTCTCTTTCGCGCTGGGGATCAACCACTGGAGTCTGGGGTTGCTCTCGATCTCGTTCTTGATGTCCTCCAGGATGCGCTCTGCCTGAGGCGCCGTTGCCGAGAAGATGAACCCGGTGCCCCCTGGTTGCGTGGCTGCTTTCCACAGGGGAAAGGCATAGTCGAAGAACCACGTCTTGCCATGGTCACGTGGGGCCAGCACACAGACACGGTCGTGCTGTGTGATCAACTCATCCCACTCCTCGTGATGCTCGCTGACCAAGAACCTGCCGTTGTAGGGAGGCTCAGGCGCTCCAGACAATACCTCCTGCGCAAAGAAAGCACAGCTGGACTCAATCATGCGCACGGTCAGGTCATCCCAGACCTCATCCAGCTGGGAGAACGTCGCCTCCTCCACCACCTCCTCGAATTGCTCCTCGGTGATGTGGAAGTAGCTCTCGTCAATTGTCTGGAATAGCTCCGCGAGCCCTTTGGTCTGGGACACGGGCGGGCCGTGGATGTCGACTTCACTGGGTGGCGGGAGCGCTTGTGTCTTGCGCTTCAACCGCTCAATGAGCAGTTCCTCA